AGATACTATCCAGGCAATTAAAGATAAGTATCCAAAAACTATTACCGGTGGAACTACTATTGGTCCAATTCCTGCTTGGGTTCAAGAAGCAGTAGATGCTTATAATGATTAATCTTAAAGCTATACCTGATCTTCAAACCTAACAAAGATATTCTACTTAGATTTACATACTCTGTCAACTCCTTGACAAATTAGAGTTTGTATTGTAAGGTGTATATTATCTAACTATTTTTTTATGAAATTTTTAGTTTATTCAAAAAATGAATGCCCGTATTGCTATAAAGTGAAACAAGTGTTAGAATTAACTGGTAGAAAATTTGTTGAGTATGAACTTGATTTAGATTTTACAAAGGAAGAATTTTATAATATTTTTGGCGAAGGATCAACTTTTCCCCAAGTACTTTGTGATGATCAAAAATTAGGAGGGTGTGTTGACACAATCAAATTCCTCAAAGAACATCAAATTGTCTGAGGACGGCATAAATAAATCTAAGAACCATGGAAATCGTGGTATTGAACTTATTCTTAATGGGGGTAAAAAAAAGCAGAAACAACCATTCCATATTATTTTTGAGAAAATGGTCTGCTTTCTGCGACGGGAAGTAAACATTTATTTTGAATTTTCTCTTAAAATAAAAAAACTTAAGTAGTCTCCCGGAGTAAAAAAATGTTAGCAATAAGTCTAGTTTTTGGTTCTTTCTTAACAATATTATTTTTTATTTTGGGACTATTTGGAGGTTGGATTGCAAGAGAATATGCACTCAATTACCATGATATACCAAAACTTCATCCAGAATTCTTTGATCAACATGGAAATGTTATTCCTGACGAGATAGTATCTGTACGTTTTGAGGAGGGATACTTTGACAATGATTCTGAAGAGGATGAAGATTAACATCTAAATATTTCAAATGATTTCGTAGTTATTTTAAATTATGGCAACAACTAAAGTACAAGCACAAAAGATCCAGGCAATTCCGGATCTTCCAAAAAACCCATTTGCATTTGAAGTTCTTTCTCTTGCATCAAAGCAAAGAACTAAAGCAAAAAAAATTGAGGTTCTTAAAAAATATGAGGACAATTCACTTAAAGCTATTTTTATTTGGAATTATGATAGTTCAGTAATTTCACTTCTCCCTCAAGGTGATGTTCCCTATGCGGGAGTAGATGAGCAAAACTCATTCAGTGGAACTTTAAGTGGAAAGATTGGTGATGCTGTGAGCAAAATGAATGAACTTGGATCTAATTCTTTGGGTTCTCAAGATCAAGGACGCTCCTCTATTCGTAAAGAATTTAAAAGATTTTATAATTTTATCAAAAACGGTAATGATTCTCTGAGTTCATTGCGTAGAGAAACTATGTTTATTAATGTTCTTCAAGGTTTGCATCCTTTAGAAGCAGAAATTCTTTGCCTTATTAAGGATAAAAAATTGGAAACTAAGTATAAAATTACTCAGGAAATTGTCTCACAGGCATATCCTGATATTAAGTGGGGGGGACGTTCATAATGGCAAGTCAATTGGGAGATGCTCCTAAAACATCAAGTATTAAACAACCAGAAGAGGTTAAAGATATGACTCCTAATATTTCTCCTCCTGAATATGGATGTGAAATTTTATTGGAAAAAACAACTATTGAAGCAGCAAACGACAAATCTTTTCCTAATGATGCGAGATTAGTCTGGTATGTTGTTGATAATGTTGAATATGTTGATCTTACTCGATGTGCAAAGACTGTAAAACTTTTTGATATGTACTATGACAAGTATGGACCAGGTTCTATAAAAAAAATTGACTTTGGATACGGGAGTGTAAGTCCAAAACTTTGGGGATATAAAGCACCTGCAGAAAAGAAAAAAAGAAAATGACTGATCCAAATAAATTAAACGTTAATATTGATTATCATGAGATGAAATCAATTGCCAAAAAATATAAGAAACTTAAAAAATATATGCGTTCTCCTCTATATGAGGTTAAAAAAATGGATGGCAATGAGAAAGTAATTGCAAATCTTCTGAAAGAAGTTGAAAATATGGATGACCTGTAACCAAAATTGACTTAATAATCTAATATATGGGGTAAAAAAATCCCAGTAAATTTTTGATCTGTAGGGATTTTATAAAAGTATTGACTAAATATTGTATAGGGTCTATAATAAGACCTAACGTTCATCCCCCGAAAGGAGGACGCAAGTAAGTCGCGGAACGGAGCCGTTCATCCCATGTTAGAACTATTATTCTATTCATCACTCACCTGCCAACAAGCTGACACAATCATGCTTAAGATGAAAGCAAATGAGAATATCTCAAATGCTTTTAAGGTAGAGTTGATTGAGGTCATGAAGGAATCAACACCTGAGTGCTACCCATGGGACGCAAACGACTGAAGGAACGGGGATTAAACCACCCTAACTTCAGGAGTAACAACATGAACACCCTTCAAATGGTAAAAAGGCAGATCAACAAAGCTGCTGCACTGCATAACGCACAAATTCTTCACACCTCATATCGTGGTGTTGAGTATTCTACTCGTTGTGTAGAAAACAAAGAGTCACACGGTACATTCTGCTATCGTGGTCGTACTTATACTAAGTGATTCATTAACTTACATTGCAGAGAGGGTTTCGACCCTCTCTTTTTTTGTGTCCTTAAAAACTAAATACTCATAAGTCGCAAATACTTATGGATCTTCTCCAATCGCCTGATGAGTACTTGTTTAATCTACACACATCAAGTTCATCCGAAGCCAAACGATTATGGAGAAACCAAATAAAACAAAGTTGGAATTATCAGTGTGCCTATTGTGGTTCCGCAGAAAATTTAACACTAGATCATGTTGTTCCCCAGTGTAAAGGTGGAGAAGACATAACAAGAAATATTGTGTGTTGTTGTCATTCGTGCAACCAATCAAAGGGGCATGAACACTGGAAGTTGTGGTATGTTCAACAAGATTTTTATAATGAGAATAATTTCTCTAAAATAGAAGACTGGATCGATCCACCAGCACCTATTCTATATCGTATGAGAAGAAAAAATATGGGTTATAATTAAATTATATTGCAAAAAGATTATATACTTGAGTATAAACTAGTAGGCATAAATTTTTGTTTCTTAATTGTATTGATTTACACACAAATCATCTATATAGTACAAGATTGCGAGTTATGTTTATGGTTTAAATTTTATTATAAGTTATATTGGAGGTATGAAAATGCACAATCTCATTTCCCATAATCAATTAGCAGAATGGATACATATTGATGCAAACCTAAATCGATCTAATGAAGAATTGGATCTAGTTAATGATTACTTTGACTGCTTAATCGAATGTGATGAGGATCAATCTAAATGTAAAAGAATTTGTAGAACGTTACTATCGCAAGAGGGTTGATTACCCTCTTTTTTTTGTGCTATAATAATTGAAAGAGCAATTTCTCATGGACAAAGAAAAACTCAAACTCATCGTTCGCAATCTTGAACTCTTAGTAGATTCCCTTAAAGCAGAAGTTTATTCTGATGTGGATGCATACAAATCAAAAATAAATTACGATGAAGTTGTCAAATATGTTCATGATTATGATGAAGTCTTTGAAGATAGTGACCTAAACGAAGAATGAGTGTAAAACTAATTAGTGTGACTCCCGATGCGGAGCAAATGATGGCGTATGTTGCGCGTGTGTCAAATCCTAACAATCAAGAAAATCCTAATTACACCAAATTATTGGGTTATTGCATTAAACATAATCATTGGTCAGTTTTTGAGCAGGCATATATGACGTTAGAGTTGAATACTACAAGGGGTATCGCAGCTCAAGTGCTTCGTCATCGTTCATTTACATATCAGGAATTTTCACAACGCTATGCTGATTCTTCCTTACTCGCGGAGACGATCCCTCTACCTGAACTACGCAGACAAGACACCAAGAATCGTCAGAATTCTATTGATGATATTGACCCGTTTGTCCGTCAAGACTTCCAAATCAAAATGCAAAAACACTTTGAGGAAGGAATGAAACTGTATCAGGAAATGCTTGATGCATCGATTGCAAAGGAGT